CCTAAATCTATTTCAGCTAAACCATCAGCATCTAAATATATACCATCAGGAGTCATTCTAGACATAACCTGTTGTAGTTTTAAATGTGTTAACTGTATCATATCAGCAAAACCAGTTATACGGCTTACTAATGATTCTATCTTGCCATTGTACATTCTTGGAGCAACGATAGAGTAATTCATTTTGACTTTAGTAAAGTCAGACTTAGGTCTTAGCATGTTCTTAGCTAATTCCCACTTTAACAATTTATTAGTACCAAGTATCATAGCTCCTTCGTATAAACACTCAATAGCTCTTTCTTCTTTAGAGAAGTCAGCTTCCTCAGATTGTGGTCCCTCAAATTGATCATCTCTTTCTATAGCTTTATCAGCACCAGAGTTAGTTGTCTTAACTTTATAAACCTCATTCATATAGGTTTTGTAATTAAAGTATAATACATCTATTTGATTATTATCTTTCTTCTTATTAATTCTAGAAGTATTAACACCTTGGGATAAACCAGCTTCACTTATAATATCTTCTAAATCTTCTTGTTTTAAAAATGGAAACTGTTTTACTAATTCATTAATTGGAATAGTCTTTACTTCACCAACGTAATATACATCTTCGAAATAAGGAGAATCAGTGTAAGAGTAAACTAAACTAGCAGGATCAACATATTCCACTGTAGCTCCTCTTGATGTATCGAAGTCAGTTTTAACAGCACCAATACCTAGTATAGTTAAATCAGAGTACATTCTTTTTCTAGTAAGCTCATATCTGTTACCTTCTAATAAAGTATTAATAGCTTGTTCTTCTGCTATTTCTACAGACTGCTTGTATTCTAATTGCATGTGAAGACCTAATTCTTCTTCAGAACCTGGTAAAGCAGCTGGATCAAACGCTCTAGAGTTTACTCCAAAAGCATCCTCTATATATTGATCTAACTCACCAGTTCTCATATCTTTTAAGATCTGTTCCATATACTCAGTTCTCTTAGATACACCGAATGGATCTTGAGAGAAAGCTTTAACATCATAAGTTCTTTCACTCATTCCGTTTACTACGATGTCTACAAATTTAGGAATAATTGGAACTGGTTTCCAGTCTAAGTTTAGATAAGATAAATCCCCATTAATAGCTAATTCATCTTTATATTTTTGAATTGATTGTTCTCCACGAGCATATAATCTTAGTTTGTGGAAATCGTTTTGAGTTGTGTTATATCTATTAGAACCTGTACCTGCTTCGTTTCCAAACCATTCTGATTCTATAGCTTTACCTACCTTTAACCCATAATCATAAGAAACTTTTTCTATATCAGATACTACTTGACTCGGGAAGTGGTTTTTAATTGGTGATTTAGCCATTTGCTTTAATTTATTGTTTTAGATGAGAATCCATCGTTATTAAATCTCTGTATACCTAAGTTTATTTTCTGTCTTGTTCTAGTAGATGTTGGAGTATATAAGTGTCTGTTACAAGCCATTATAGCTAATCCAGAACTAATAGAAGCATCATATTTAGTTCTATTATTTATTTCAAATTTACTCCAATCATTCAACGTTTCAGCGAAGTAACAGTTACCATAGTTACCCTCACCTATATGACCAACGTGATCGTTAATATACATCTCTATTGCTGCAGCGTGAGCTTGCTTAATATCCTCACTGGAATTAGGTATACCACCTATCTCTCTTTCAGTAACAGAAAGCTTGTTAATCGCCTTATCTGGCCTATTCATAGAATATCCCCTGTAACCTCTTCTTCTTAAGTAATATAAAAGTCTAGGTTTATTGTTCTCAGCCAACAAAGGCATACCATAAAATACTATAGCCATTAACACATCCTCAAAGAATATTTCAGCAGTTGGAGGTCTAGATATATACTCTAGAAAGAAAGATGAGTTTGGAGCATTCTCCATAGAGAAAGTTGTTAACCCATGCAAAGCACCATTAGAACCTTTACCGTCAACAGTACCAGATATATCGTAGCTATCGCAACCAAACGCTCCTATATGCTCGTTACCTGGGAAACGTACACCATTCTTTATTATCTGTCTATTTTGTAAACCTAATTCAGGAACCCAAGATATTTTAAATCTACCCTTAGGATCTGGATTAAATATAACTCTAGTATCTTTAACTCCATTTTGCCATTGGAAATTACCTTGAGTTATATTCTGTTCATAACCTACACCTTCGTTATAATCTATTTGTTCATATATTTTAGCTAAGTTAAATAAGCTATTTTTAGTTTCATCTCTAAACGCATGTTCAGTAGTACGTGGAAACTGTCTATAGAATTCATTTAAAGCATCCTGATCGTCTTTTAATCCTTCAACCTCATTATTCCAATAATCAATGATACCCATATCTATAGGATCTCCTAATGGATCAACTGTATCTTCTGTTGGAGTGTTAAATACTGGAGCACCATATTGATCTATAAAACCCTCATAGTTCCATTCCATAGGGATAAATAAAGAATACAATCCAGATTTAGTTTGACCATTGGCATTTCTTTTAGTTGCATCCGATGCATTATATAAGTCTTTGAAGTTTTGACCTCCCTTATCTAGTGCATTTGAAGTAGAACCCATCATACACTTACCAATAACCCTACTACCTAATCTTAAACAAGTTTTAGTTACACGCCAGTTATTTAATATGTTATCAGGTTTATCCCACTTACCAGATTCATCATGAACCAGCATAGCTAGTTTTTCACCATCATAACTGTTGTCTCCAGTATTCTTCCAGTCAATAGTCGTGTCTAGTCCTTTTATATCTTCTTCTTTTTCTTTAGATCCGATCTTCTTTCTAGTAAACTTAGAAGCGGGTACTCTATAAGCAAGTTCGGATTTTGGGCGATCCATACCATCTTGTATAGGTTTAAAAAAGAAAGGATAATTAATTGATATAGGAACCACCTTATCTGTAAACATCTTCTTTGCATCGGCCCCTGATTTTGAAAGTATTCCATATCTACTATCTGATGATATTGTTGCTTGGTGAACTGTTTCAGCTGAAGACATAAATGAGAAACCAGAACGTCTGTTTTTAAGATAACACATTCCGTAACATCTATAGTCAGCTTTACAAGCTTCCCAAAATAAGAAAAACAATCTATTTGATTCTCTGAAGTCTGGACGACCAATATCTATCTTTGTCCATTGTAGATACATATAGTTACTACCCGTTAAATACGTTGGCTTACCATTATTTATAAACCAAAAACCATCCTCTCTTCTTTTGAATTCTTCATCTATATAACCATACCACTCTTCCTTTCTATCTTCAGGATACTCTCTCCAGTCAAATATAGTTTTTAGCTTAAGTAGTTCTTGTGGTTGTTCAAATGGAACCCATTTATTCTTTTTATCTCTATGGACCTTTTTAGGAGCTTTAGGGAGAGCTATTTTAATTCCTTGTATTTCATATATCTCATCAATAACTCCTGTCTTAGAAATCACGATAACATCATGTTCTTTATTATAACCGTACTTCCACTTCTTACCTCGATTCATACGAGAAAGAGTGTTGTCTCTAATTGGTTGTATTATTTTAAATAAAGTTTGTTCGTACATTATTTCTTAGATCTTCCTTCAGCAAAACCTCTGAATTCTTTTGGTTTTGATTTTTCTGTTGTTTTACCTTCTAACTGTGCTTCTTCTTCAGATATTCTATTTAATATTTCAAAAGCGTCAAATATAGCTAATTTCTTAGTGGCAGCAGCATTCTTTAATTTATCGGCAGTTAAATCGTCTCCTGAATCAACAATAGCTTCTTCAGCTACTTTTATTAATTCATTTACAGCTTTACGTCCAGCTTGGATTATATTCTTCTTCGTCTCCTTGATACTCATATTTAATTGTAATAAATTGTGTCATAACTCTATATAGACGTTCTTTGTCTATAATAAACTCATATTCGCTATTAGGTGTAAAACCCACTAATTCGCCCTTTTTAAAACTACCATCAGAGTGTTTTACAACACCAACTAAAGGCATTTCTGGATTATAACTTAATATACGTTTGTTTAAAAGTGGCTTAACAAAACAATAACCTTTCGGTGTTATCCACTCTTTATTTCTTTTGTATAAGAATATTTGATCGCTATTTACTAAATAAGTTGATTCATCAAAATAACTTTTACTATTCTTTTCTTCAGCATTTACATTATGCCATCGTCTAAAAACATTATGGTGTACTATAATTGTGTCACCTGGTTTTATATCTGTATCACCAATAATAGGAGTTGATATAACAATAGCTTCTCTATTAACATATTGA